GGAAGATTGGGTTAACAAGTATTCTCCTAACGAGTTACGTGTTGAAATTAACGCACATCAGAAAGCGTATGCTTTGGATGAAGAGTTAAACCAGTGGCTTGCTTCTAGAGGTATCCAGTTCCGTTCCCACTTTACTGGTAAAAATAAATGGGATATTGATTTTGGTGTGGCTTCTATGGCTGCACTTTTTGGCACTGAACGTGATGGCAAGTATCAGGATGATGCTTTAATTGAACTTCCTTCTTCTGAAGGAAATGAGCATGTTAAGTCTTTAATTAATCAACTTATTACATGGGCACCTGGTGTTAAGAAAACACAGGCTACTGACTGTGTGATGGCTTTATGGTTTTGTGAGATTAGAGTTAAAGAATTAATTCAGCAAATGGGGTTTGCACAATCTCATAACTACAACAAATATGCAACTAGGGCTGGTATCCGCCAGCGTGGTGTTGTTAACTTAGATGAACTAGCAGCAGCAACATACGCTGACTTATACCAATAGGAGTTTGAATGGCACTTGAAGTGCGACAAATCGCTGACAAGGTTGAGGCTTTAAAACGTCGCAACGCTGAGCGTGACACACGTATGGCAAATGTTTTGTCTGTAAGACGTGGACAAATATCTAACGTGTACCCTGACTTTTTCCCTGAAGGCATGACCCAACCAATGATTGCTAACTTCATTGATGTTGCGGCAAGAGACTTAGCAGAAGTGCTTGCACCTTTACCAAGTTTCAATTGCACAACCTTCAATGTAACTTCTGACCGTGCTAAAGCACAGGCAGAGAAGCGAAGCATGATTGTGAACTACTATGCTCACTCTTCACGCTTACAAACGCAAATGTATACTGGGGCTGATTGGTACCTCACATATGGTTTTTTACCAATAGTTGTTGAAATAGATGTTGAAAGTAATCAGCCTCGTATACGTTTAGATAATCCTCTTGGTGCATACCCAGAGTTTGACCGCTTTGGTCGTTTAAGTTCTTACACTCGTAGATATTATAAAACTCTTGCAGAGTTAATTGTTGAATTTCCAGAATACGAATCACAACTTATTGGACCTGGTGGTAGAGACAATGTTGATTTATATGCCATGGTTGAAATGGTTAAGTATGAGGATGCTGAACAAATCCTTTTGTTTGTTCCACAAAAAAGTAATCTTGTTTTAAAACGTACACCTAATCCAATTGGTGAGATGATGGTACGTGTTGCACGTCGCCCAAGCATTGATGATGACATGCGTGGACAATTTGATGACGTGGTGTGGGTTCAACTTGCACGTGCACGTTTCTCCTTGCTTGCACTTGAAGCAGCAGAGAAATCCGTTCAGGCTCCGTTGGCATTGCCTAATGATGTTCAAGAATTAGCATTCGGACCAGATGCTGTGTTGAGAAGTCAAAACCCTCAGCAAATCCGAAGAGTCGGTTTAGAGTTACCGAATGCAGCATTTACTGAACAAGCAGTGTTGCAACAGGAAATGCGTCTGGGTGCCCGATATCCAGAAGGTAGAACTGGCAACATTGATGCCAGCATTATCACTGGTCAAGGTGTCCAGGCGTTATTAGGTGCATTTGATTCACAAATCAAAGCAGGACAACAAGTACTAGCACAAACCTTTGAAGATGTTTTAAGTCTATGCATGCGTATAGATGAGAAAATATTCCCAATGGATAAAACAGTTCGTGGTGTAAATGACGGTGCACCATACGAACTTAAATACAATCCTTCAAAAGATATTAAAGGTGACTACACTGTTGAAGTTCGTTATGGACTGATGGCAGGTCTTGACCCATCACGTGCACTTATCTTCTCACTACAAGCAATGGGTGGGGATTTAGTATCACGCGAATTTGTTATGAGTGAACTACCTTGGGCATTGAATGTTTCTAAAGAACAAGAACGCATTGATGTTCAACGTATGAGAGATAACTTAAACAAAGCAATTGAATCAAGTGCAGCAGCATTACCTGAGATGATTGCAACTGGACAAAGTCCTGCAAAACTTATTTTACAATTATCTGAAATAATAACTGCAAGACAAAATGGAACTTCAATTGAAGAGGCAGCAAAGAAAGTATTTGCTGAACCTGAACCTACTCCAGTTGAGGGGTTACCACAGCAGGTTGTAGCACAACCGTCCCCTACGAGTGCTCCCGCTCCCTCAACTGGAGCCACTCCACCACAAGCACCAAACATAGCACAAATACTAGGACAGATAGCGGGATAAAATGACAAAACGTACACAACCTGATTACGTTAAAAGATTTCAGGATGCGTTAAACGATTTTGTTCAAGACCTGCATCCGATGGGTGGGATGTTAACAGGTGCAATAACCATTGTTGAAATGATTGATTCCAATGGTAAATACTTTTTACACGTACTAGATGACAACAAATCTCCTAACTGGAAATTACAGGGAATGATTACAGAAGCAGGACGTTTGTTAGATGAAAAATTTAACACATTTGATGAAGATGAGGATTAATGGCAGAGCAAGTATCAGGACCAGGTAAGTACGCACAACGTACTGACATGAATACTTCCAAACAACCAGTGCGTTATATTGCTAATGGTAATTATGGTGAAGGTCAAGAACTTTTAGGTCTTCAACAAAGTGCAAATATGGCAGGTAAACCATCTGTTGCAGCAGCACCTACTGCTGCTGATGTTCAAAGAGCAATGATGAACAAAGTTACTCCTTTAACAGCCATGACTGAACGACCAATGGAACCATCAACACAAGGTTCAAGAGTTGGTCCAGGTACAGATTTTAGTTCATTAGATTTACCAATGAAAGAAACTCCAACAATTGAACAAGTATTAGCAGAAGTTATGAAGTTCGACCCATCAGGTGAAACAGCAGCAGCATACAACACAATTATCGGAGCATAATGGACCAGATTGTATGGAGAACAGCACCTAATCTGGCAACTGCTGCCTATAAAGCAAACTTAAGTAAATCTGCTACAAATAGCATTGAGTCATACACTTACTTGTTTGATAAACATCGTGAACTATTAAACATGGATGACAAAAGTGACGCTAAGTTAACCTATGATGCTTTAGACCCAGAAGTTAAAACAGCATTAGAAAGTTTATTTGGTAAATCAGATTACAATAATCAACCAAGTAACTGGAGTTTAGCAAGTGCTGCAATAAAATTTATTAAATCACCTGTCACTGGTGTTTTTAAAGCAGCCAAAACATACAGTGATGTTATTAATACACCAGGACGTACAGCACAATTAGCAGCACAAGGTCCTGATTTGAGTAATAAGATTTGGCAAGACGGTTGGGATGGTGCCAACATGTTTGACCAAAAGCAAATAGAAACACTTGACGCAACTTACGGTGCAACAGTTGGTGCTGTTGCAAGAGGACTAGCCCAAGGTAAAACACCTGGCGAAATAATTGCTAATCAAGGTTTAAACAGTGAAGAATTAAGAAACGTTGTTGATTTAGTTTTTAATAAACCAGAAACTTTCGAACCAATACTTGACCAATACAAAAGAGCACAACTAAGCCCAGGTCGTACCACAGCAAGAAACGTTTTAGGTAACAGACAAACAGATAATCCGTTTTACAAACTTGCATTCAATACATTATCTGGAATAATAGATTTACAATATCAAATAGCAATTGACCCATTAACATATACTACTTTTGGTATTGGAACAGCAGCACGTTTAGGTTTAACTAGAGCAGGTAAACTAGCAGAACTAGCCAAACAAGGTGCAAGTGGTATTGATATTGCTTTTGAAAAATTTCCTGAAGTAGTTCAAGCATGGGACAATCTTGGACCACAGGTTAAAAGATATACTGAAGCAAAAGGTGACGCTGTTGCTCAGAAAAATATTAAAGATGAAATTTTAAAAATAACTAAAGGTACTCAATTTGATACCGATGAGGCAATTGAGTTATTAGCAGCAAATAAAGTATTTGATGCTGCTTCTGCAAAACAATACTTTAGTCAAATGAGTGACTTTGCTTTATTCTTTGGTGGTAGAACACATTCAACTCAAAGATTCGTAGGTAATCATGTTCTACATGCAAGTAAAACTCGTGCAGTAAAAAGAAACATAACTCAAAATATTGCAAACTTTTGGCAAGCGGTTACAAAAACTGCTTTAACCCCAGCAGAACAAAAACTATTCAGTGAAGATTTCCTTAAAACTACTTTACAAATGGGTGAAGAATCAGCCCTTGGTTCAACAAAGAACTTAGAAGCATTCGCTAACGCACCATCTATACAAATGGCTAGAGAAAGCCTTAAAGGTATAAATGGTTTAATGAACAAATTACGTATTCATCCTGGTAATAGAACAATAAACATTGTTAATAACCTAGTTGAAGAAACCGAAACAGGTGCAAAAGCACTCACTGCTGGTGTAAATAACACACTTGATGTGGTTGAAAGTACTGCAGGTTTAGTAATGAGTAAACCTTTAGCACAATTATACACTCAAATGTTCAAAAATCTTGAAACACCTGGAGATAGAGTTCTAGCATTACGTGGACTTTACACATACATCATGCATCGCATGGGTGTAAGTGCTATGCCAGGTGGTGAAGAGTTCATGAAAAGGATTCTTGATGAACAATTCGGTAACGCACCAGGGTTTTTATCACAAGTTGAAAGTTTTATAGGTAAAGAGTTTGTTGATGCAGGTGTTGTTAGTGCTAAACAAAGAATGTTATCTGGTGGACCAGAGTCTTTAATAGAAAACGTACCTGTTCGTCAAGTAACTTCAGGTGCTATACACGCTTATAACGAAACACCATTTATTGGTCAACTACCTTGGCAAGAAATCGGTCAATTCACATCAGATGCTTTGTTTAAAATCCATGGTGGTAGCAAATATGAAATGCTTAAACGTATTGGTGCAGTAACTAACAGTAAAACAGTTCAAGGATTAAACGATAACTGGACATTCTTTACTTTAGCACCAAAACTTGGTATCAAATCAGCCATTGATGAACAAATGTTCTTTATGCTGTATGCACCAAAGGAAGCATTGTATAACTATTTAACAGGTGTTGGTCGTTTCGGTGCAACTGCAGCAGGTGTAATGCTTGGTGGACCAGTAAAATCCATATCTTGGTTAAGAAACAAACTTAGAAACTACACAGGTGCAATAACTGATGAGGTTAGAGCACAAATAGTTGCACGTGATTTATCTCAAGAAGAAAAAATAGGATACTTGGCTGACGAAGCAATTCGTGCAGTTGACGAAAGAACTAAAGTTAAAGTAGTAACATCTCAACAAAGAGATGATATGCATGATTTGATGGTAAATGTTCCTCATGCTCTTGAATCAGTTACTTCAACTGTTGCTGTTAACTCTGGTTTAGGTGGCAGATTTGAAATGCCACGTATTGAAATTGCACCATTAGATAGTTTAACTACACAAGTTGAACAACTTGGCGGAACAATTAGTAACATATTTAAACCTGTTGCTGAGAATGCTGACCGTCGTCAACGTGCAATAAGCCAGTGGTGGGAAACCAAAAAACGTTTTGGTATGAATGATTTCAGACTTGGTAACCCAAAGTCACCAAGATTTACAGTTTATTGGAGACCAGCCCAAACATTCTTTAACCATAATGGTTTACAAACCCCTAAAGATATTCAAGATGCTGTAGATAGTTCAATGTTAAACATTGGATTCTGGAAAGACTCTGCAAATAACTGGGTTGTAAGTAACCCTAAGACTGTGGGAGCCTTCATTAATGGTTCTGCTGATTCAGTTGTTAAACGTAAACAAGGTTTCACTGATGCTGAAATTGCTCAAGAACGAGTAGTTAATGTTCTTGCTGATTTAAAGAACGAGTTCAACGGTGGTTACGAAAAAGGATTCAATCAAAGACTTTGGGATTTAATAAACTCAAAAACTTCTTCTTTAAACCCTAACCCTGTTACTTTAGATAAAGCATTTAAAGAATTAGACTTTGAAGAATACTTCGAAGCATCTCAAGATAATCTAATA